TTAATCACGGAAGCAGAACAGTTGTGTGTAACGATCCCATCGCCAATATAAGTATGATGATCCTCTACGTTCATTGACCATATTTTCCCGCAATACGGCTGTTTCTCGACACTTATAGGCGTCCACCACGGCCCATGCCTATTAACCTTTCCGCTGTTCTTTCCGTTAAGCGCAATGGATGAATCAATGACATGCATTCCATTCATTAGATTACAGGCCCTGATTTGAACCAATCGACTCATCGGAAACTGTTGAACTCGACTCTTTTTCTTTAATGGATCAGTCCTATCAATTAACGGATATTCAATTTTTCTTCCGTAAAACTCTAAGCATCTCTTGGCGTTTTCCGTTAAATCACCAATTTTTTTCCAAAAGTTATCAATTCTCTCCTGTCCAGCACTATTAGGATGCCCACGATCAACATACATCACTTCTGGGATTCCAAATTTTACTGAAGTAAAAGCTTCGGCCATTAGTGCGTCCTGCTTGTTATCAAATACATCAAGAATCCAAGAGCAATCTCCGCCTTCTTCAAACAGTCTTCCAGAAACACCAAATACTCCATTAGTGTCATGTCCGTGCCTTTTAGATGTTGTTCCAACACGAAATGAATTTCCGCGTTTCATTAAATACAAAATTGTTTTTCCATCCAATGCTGGGCCAATCCTAGCAATACAAATATGATCTGGCGTATATCGGGTTGTGAGTCCAGTAGAGGTAGAAACTTTTATAAGGTTCCCATCAAAGTGCTTACTACACACCCCATTTATTCTTCGGCCACTACCAAAAATATGCGATTTGTGGTGCGTCACAACATAGTCGCCATCTTTTAATTCTTCGATATTTATCTCACCGCGATCTGGCGTTAAAACTTTTGTTCCTTCTGGCTGACAGTCTTGAAGCTCATCGATGATCAAAACAATGCGGCGGTTTTTTTTGCCTTGAAGGCGTTTCTGCGCATCATCTTTATATTCGTCACCAGCCGCCAAAAGCATGATGGAAGAAGCATCGCTAACGCCAGTTTTCGGATCTATAACTGCCCCCTCTTCGTCGGACAGCTTGATGATATCCATTGATTCAATTAGCCGACCAGCGGCAATTCCCACGTTTCGAGCTTCGCGATACATCTTAACCAATGCCGCCCAGATACGTTGTTTTGCGTCAATTTTAGATGTTGAAACCACAATGCACATGGTGTTGATGGGATCGCAAAACCAATTGACCAAAGCGAATGCGGCCATGCCATAGGATTTGCCAGAATCGGTTCCGCCAGCAAGACCAGTAACGCTGCGGACAAATCTATTGCCGCTGGCTTCGTCAACCTCGTAGGTATTTGTACAAAAAGCTTGAGCAGACAATTCTGCCCACTTGTGCCATTGGAACGTAGGCCAAATTGCGGACACGATATTTCGATAATGCTGCGCCTTGCCTAGCCCCCCATCTTCTGGGGTCAGACCCATGAGAAAAGCGTCCATCTCAATTCGGAGCGGCGTAATGGGTTGCCCGTCCTTGGATTTCCACAGCCTTCCGTATTTTTCGATTCCTTGATCTTCTATTGCCATCTTTTAAATTTATATTACACTAATCTGAATGGCTAAACAGAGCAAGAAGAAGATCGACTGGGATTTACCAGAAAACAAAATAAAAAAACAAAACGCATTTCGACTTTATGCCGCTGGAAGGGGTACTAAAGAAATAATGAAAGCAATGGGTATTACATCTTATCCCATTCTTTCTCGTTTTATTCACAGCGAAAAATGGGAAGACCACGCCAAAACATGGCAAGAAAATCCCGATCAGGAAAACCATTATCCTTGGGAAATTGAAAGACCAAGCAAGCTGGTTCCCGTCCCTCCAAAAATGGAAGCAATGGCCAAGGAGAAAAGGTTGCAGTGTATAAAAGCATTTTCAATGTTTTGTTCTGGAAAAACCATGGCAGACATTTCCGATGAATTAGGGGTCGGCTATTCAACTATTAAGCTTTGGTCAGAAACTCAACGCTGGAAAATATGCCGAGAAAGACTGGCCAATGAAAACTCTCCCGCGCCTTGGGAAAATGACGATGTTCCAACACTTCTTTCTGACATAACAGCATCAATCGAAACAATGAAAAAATCCATCAAGTTTCTTACTGGAAAAGTATTGGTAAAGGCGGCAGACGCGGCACAAGATCTTGATGGCATGGAAGCCTTGGGCATGATGAGAAACATTAAACAACTGGCGGAAGCCGCCGCGATTAATTTTAGTGACGGAAAAAACCAGCAAAATGCGGTTCAAATCAATATTGCCACAAAACTTGAATCGGTTAAAATTCCTGAAAACAATACTTACGAAGCGGAGTTGGTTATCAATGAGTGAGGAATTAAAATTTTGTTACGAGCACAAAACCAGAGTTCCTGCTGGGGGCTGGTGGATTATGTGGGAGGGTCAACGCGTTGAAGGTGGAGACTGGGGGGACTTAGTTAACAACTGCAACAAAATAACCATTGCCCTTGGAAAGGTTCCACCGCCCGATCTAAGCAGACAAATTGAAGACTTGCTGTGCAAGCGGATGGCTGGCCATCCCAATTGCGCTCCTTGCAGTAAAAGCAACCAGCAAAGGCTTGGGTTTTCCGAGATTGTTCGTTGGGTTAAGGCGATGTACCAGTTTGCCGCCCACAACAAATTTGAGTTAGTCACACAAGAAGAGGCCGAAAAAAGGGCCGAGACTTGCGCGAAATGTCCACTTCAGGTTTCTACTTCAGGCTGTTGGGGATGTAAGGGTATTGCTGGAATGCTTCCAGCTATTGCTGGCGCAAGAAAAACCGCTTACGACCCCCAGCTTAAAGCTTGTGGGATTTGCGGCTGCTTTAACGCAGTTAGCGTTCATTTGCCGCTTTCCGTTCAACAAGACTCTAATCTAAATTTTCCTGATTATTGCTGGAAGAAAGCTCAAAGCGGGTAATAGCTTTGTTGAAGCTCATTGGGGCAATTCCTGTCGGGCCTTCCCTGTGCTTGGCAACAATAAACTCCACAGAGGGATGTTGGGTATGATTCTTTGCATCTTCTTCATCACAGTGGAGGATAACCACCATGTCGGCATCTTGTTCAATAGCTCCAGAACCCTTTAGGTCTGAAAGACTTGGGCGTCCGCCCCGCTTGTCTGGATCTCGATTAAGTTGAGCAAGAACCAAAACGGGAACACGAAGAGTCTTGGCAAGCTCTTTGATCCCACCACTAATCTCTTCAACTTCATTAACGCGGTTGTCCTTGGCCCTTTTGCTGTCTCCGCGAACCAACTGCAAGTAGTCAATAATGATAAGGTCTAGCGGTTCTTTTTGGTGGGCTCGACGGGCAATGGCCTTGATGTAGCCGATGGATTTTCCAGAGGAATCGTCGCATAAAATTTGTGAATCCCTGACTTCGGCATAAGCATTCGCCAAAGCATCCCTCTGATACTTAGTAATAGACTGGGCAAGAATGTCCGCTGCCCTGACTCGTGCGCGGCTACGAATCATGCGCTCCATGAGGCTAACGCTTGTCATTTCCAAGGAAAACATCAACACGCGCTTTTGAAGGTCTAGAGCAACATGTTCTGCAATCTGCATTGCCGCGCTAGTTTTACCAACAGCAGGGCGAGCGGCCATAACCGCCATATCTCCTCCGCGCAATCCAAAAATCAACAGATCGTCAAGCGGTATCATTCCTGTCCGCAAACCAATTTTAGGTTCACCACGCATTGTTGATTCAATGTTGTCCAAGGCTCGATCAACAACACTTTTGACAGAAAGCTTTTCTGAATCGTCAATCATGTAGTCCGCCTTCATAACAGAAGTTTCCGACCAGTTCTTCAACTCTTCCAACTTCATGTCGCGATCTCTTGCCTTATGGATCATGTCGGATGCCAAGCTTTCCAAGCTGCGACGATAACGCGCCTCTTCAAGGGGTGGAAAATATCTCTGCCAGCTATGAGAAGATTGGCAAAATGCAGCAATCTCCAAAAGTACAGAATCACCACCAATTTCTTCAAGACGATTAGTGGCCTCAAGATCGCTTTTTACGTTGATGTAATCCGCATGAAGTCCGCGCCCAACAGTTTTAACGATGGCTTGATAGACAAGCCTGTGCTCGTAAACGTAAAAGTGATCCTCTCTAATAGAGGACAGCATTTCCCTTTGCTCGTTTAACTGAGCATGAAGAAAGCAGGAGAGGATGGCTGTTTCAGATGACTGTTCGTAAACCGCTTGATTTTGCATAGGTGGCGTTAGACACCAGATTTTGCAATCCGTTCACGCCTTTTTGCGGAAATTTCTCTCATGTGGTTTCTGCGGCGTTCACGCTCCTCATCTGAAATGACGCGGCGTTTCTTTTTTTCTTTTTGGGGTTTCAAATCGGATTTGGATGTTTTAAGGGTTGCCGAAACTGGCTTCGGGAACCTTTTTAAATTTTCGGAACCCGAAGTTATCGCAAGTACCTCCTGAATCATTTTATGGAGCGAGCCGTCCTTGCATCCATGGACAACAACAGCGCGCGGGTCAACGGTTTTGCTTGGACAGGTAACAGCCTGAATGTCTTGGGCGTCTGGACTTTCTGCAAAAAATACAATTTCTCCATTTTTTCGCTGATAATTGCAGCTTTTCCAGTAAGCTTTTATTAAGTCAGTATTGCGGCCAAAGCGAAGAAACTCCCAGCGGCAACGCACGTCCCAAGGCTCTGGGTTAGAACCCGCGTCACGGTAGCGAAGGTTGTAGTTGTAAAGATTTGCGGCAATGGTGCATCCGTTGAGAAACTTTGAAGGATAGACAGCACTGCCAACAATCAGACGGTAAACATTTTTGCCACTTGGGGCAACCCCGCCCTCAAGCAGACAGCCCATAATCTTGCCCTTGTCCTTGTTGAATTCTTTTTCTAGCTCGTCAATCCAGCCCCGAATCATGGGAACACAATCTGGTTCCCAAAACATCCAAGGCTCATCAAACGAATAGCAATAAGTGGAAGCTTCGGCAAACATTTGATTGGGGCCGAGAGGCCAGCCGTTAAACCCGTCTTGAGCTACAATTCTTTTAACTTCTGGAAAAACCCGTTTAAGCTCGTTCGTAATTTCGGGAATAAGCGGGGTGTTTTCCTCACAACAAATTGTAGCCTTGTGGCGCATATTCATGCCACACGCACCAATGGCCTTGGCTGACTCTAGGGCGAGCAAGGAATCGCCTTCGTGGTAGGAGAAAACAATGTTCATTTATCCTTTATGTCAAAGCTTAGTGGCCAAGTTGGGTGGATGGGGTCTTCTGCTCTAACCCTCACATTTTTAAATCCCTTAACCATAAGGGACTTTGCCTCTTGTGTTGCTTCTTCTTTGTCAAGACCCGCTTTGTGAAGCTCGACAACTTTTTCTCCGTAACAAACTATAAACGTCATTTGTTTCTTCCTTTTCTTTTTTCTGCTTGATCTAGATACTTTGTAAACCTGTCAGCGCACTCACGCGCAAGTTCCAATTCTGTTTCTGGATCAAACCAATATCCTTGTCTTTTTGCCGCAAGGTCTTCCATTGGCAACGGAGACCCACGACGAAATCTTGGCCCAACAACAAATGGTGAAACGCTATCTTCATTAATGACCGTAAGAACTACTTTGAATTTGGGCATGGTGGATATTCTGTCCAGAATTCAATAATTGTTTCAAGCATGTGTGCTGTTCTGCTCCATCCAAAATGAGGGTGGTAATATGCCGCATCTTGATATGGAGGATTTGAAGTTGTGCAGCATATGAGATAAATTCCCTCTTTAGAAGGTTTTTCTTCTTTGTAATTCTTCCAAGGATTCATATATTATATAGACACACAAACACAAATTTCGTTCAATGAAAAAGACCCGTCTCAACAGATTTACTTCCCTTAAACGCAGCGGTAGGTTGCGGGGAGCATCCCCAAAACGCGCAAAGCAATATCGTGAGTATGATAAGGTAAAGGGTGCGTATCTTGCTCTCCATCCACAATGCGAGCGTTGCAAAAACAAAAAATCCACTGACATACACCATAAGGCTGGCAGGGTGGGTCAATGGTTGTGTAAATACGAATATTTTGCTGCTTTGTGTCGTGAGTGCCATGATTGGGTTCATGCTAATGGTAGGGATGCTAGGAGGTTGGGTTGGATTATTGATATAGTTCATGCTCTTCCAAATCCCGATCAAGAGCCTTGAGTTTTTCTATCTCGTAGCCAAAATCGGGCTGGTAAGACTTGGTGATTTCGCAATAGACCTTTTTGCTTGGAGTTGTTACCTTTCGCCAGTTGTCAACAAGATTGACCCAACTGGTTTCAAGTGGCGCGTTCCATTCATGGGCTGGGGGAAAGTTCCAAGGATAGGGTCGCGGATAAGAAACGCAACCATTAGCAATAAGTATTGCTAGTCCTATCCCTGCTCTTTGAAGTCGTAAAACCATAGCTCCTCCTCGCTTTCGCTTACCCATTTGCTGCCAGTGTGTTCACAGCTAAACTCTTGGCTAAACACTTTCCAGTCTGGCTTGGCGTCAAATTTCTTGGCAATAAATGAGCCGCCGTCCATCCACAACACGCGATTGTTTGGCTGGATAAAGTATTGCCCGTCTCCAGCAAACACATGACCGCACTTGTGTCCTGCTGCCATTTCTCCATAGCCAGAGGTATAATGTGGCCCCAAGCACCAATCCAAGGTAAACATGTATTGGGCTTTTTCAAAGGACTTGTTCTTCAACATAATGTTGGCTGCGCGGTTTTTGCAGTAATCCAAAATGTTAACCGAGCAGTAATAACTCATAGAGTCCCATAGCTGAATCCAGTCCAAGGGGTAGTTGCTACCACCCGTTTCGTCTGTGTGGAGATACTGGATTGGAACTCTGGCGTGCTGAGAGCCGTATTCGGTCATAACGCTAAACATTCCGCACCTTTGGGGTATTGATGTGTAGGCGAAAACCTCTACAACAACTCTTTCTCTTGTCACATTTGGCTCAAGGTCATAAAAGAATCCCGTGTCCAAGAATGCAAAGAAAAACGGAATATTCACATTAAGATAGTTGCTCATTTTTGAAAAATTTTTTCCAAAAGCTCCGTTTGTTTTTGCAACTCAAAAAGTTGGTTTGCCGCTTCAATTTGACGGCGCGTTTCTTTAATTGATGCTTCAACCTCATCGTTCATTTTGCGATAGTCGGAGCTTATTTTTTCTTGTTTTTTTATTGTATCTTGCGTGAAACTTCCGTTTATTACGCTTACGTTTCCGTTTTGGGTGTCAAACGCGTATCCCGTAAAACTAATTTCTTCAGCGTGTCCGACAGAGAAAATTAAGATTATTGGAACAATTTTTGCCATTAAAGATATTTTTACCATAGAGTAAAATAGACACCATTCAGTAAGAATCGTTCAATATTTAAAAAAATTTGTTGGGGACGGAGTGCGCCTCTCCTTTTCAACGCGGGGCTTTCGGGAGTCTAGGGTGATCATACACCGCCCATCCCGCCAGACGCCATTCATCACGAGGATGTAGAGGGCTGAAACTGGCCGTGAAGTTGTCACGCTGCCCAACAAAATTATGGCTGGATGTCCTTGGGGACTTTCTTCCGAGCTAGATGTTGTGTGGCCACACAGAGCATCATCGCATCGGCGCGGGTGGGTTTTTGCGAAACCCTGCGCCCAGCCAAAAACTTCTTTCACGCTGCGAAAGTCCGCTTTTTTCCAAACAAGTTGGTTGCTGGCGCGGCTATCCGTGTTGATGTCCTTTCGCACTTTTCTACGGATACTTGCTCGTCGGGAGTTCCCAATCTGCGTTCTGCGAATACTTCGTCCGACACAGGAACGTGAAAAAAATGGTGCTACGGCTCAGGTCGCTGTCTGCCTTCGGTGAAGCGTAATGTCCAACCTCAATTACAGACCCCTCAATGACCGTAGCAAACCCCTTGTCGTTTATTCCCGCGTCATGAAGACGCGCATCGAAACGTGCGGGGTAAAAATAGCGGGAGCGAGAATCGAACTCGCCTAGAAATGCTTATGAGACATTTGAATTCACCAGAATTCTATCCCGCAATAAAATTGTAAAAGAACCTAAACTGCTATGTATGTATAGACTCACATTTTTAAGAAATGTTCAAATTATTTTTTTATTTATTTCGGAAAATTATAGCTGTTTCTAATGGATTTAGTTTATAAATGGCTATAAGTCGATATGTGATCAACGCTATCCCTACGGAAGAGCGATGGGAGTTTGCCCACATCTCGCCCCTGCGAAGGGGCTAAAGATATGGCTGAACAACCTATCCCTGACGTTTTCGCGCATGGTTAGTTGTGCCTTGTTCACTACGGCTCCGAGGTTGCCAATCTATGACCGATGGCTAGTGAACGCATCTCCCAGAACAAGTCTGGCACTTTATCATCACCTGATGAATTCCCAAGGTGGCTATCTCAATCGTTTCTTGGGGCGGATTTGCCAAGCGGTCGGCGGTTTTATCCTTGCATACCTACGACTTGGGTTCTGGTGGCATATGAAAGCCCCACCATTGGCAGTTAGCTAAAGACACCATGATCGCGCAAAACGTTCAAACAAAAAATATTTCGTTATGAAAAAAAACTGCTTATTTGAATTGAACGCCAGCGGCCTAATCGTGTCTAATCTTGCCTATGACAGCTAAAAAACACACAGAATCCAACGTTATTGCGGCAATCCTTCAAGATTCGCACGCACTTGATGTAAAACAACTTAATCAAAAATATGGAGTCAAGGAGGGGACGATTAGGGCGATTTTGCGCCGAAACAAAATTTCCCCAGCAAAACCCGACCCAGCAAGGCTTCTTATCCCTAAAGAAAAATTGGAATCGCTCCTTACCAATGGTTGGGTTAGCTCAAATGAACTAGCTAAAATTTGCAATTGCAGTTATGCCAAGGTTAAAAGATCGCTAAAAACCCACGGGATTCTTGTTGGCCGCAAGCCCAACACGCGCTCGCGAGTCTTAGAAGGAACCCGATCTTTCAAGGTGTTAGCACAAATACTGGCCACACCAGACTTGGAGCTTGAGGCTATTGGAAAAATGTTAAATTGCACCCGCGAATACGTCAGTCAGGTTGAAGCAATGGCTCGCAAGGAGGGAATCATCAAATGAGCGATATTGCCGTTGGCAGGGTTTATCCCAACAGTCAGGGTGAAGTGGCTTCAGCACTCAACGAAATGCTTTTGCAAAAAGCAGAAAAAGAAAGAGACCACTACAAACAGGCGTTAGAGGAAATATCTTCTTCTACGCAAGATTGGCTTGATTCGTTGATTCAAGAGCCGTCCGTGGAATTTATTCGCGCCATCAAGGTTTGGGCCGACAAAAGCTTGAAAAAACAGTAATGGTTAAAAAATTAAACAAAACGGAAAATTTGGCCATGCGGAAAAACTGGGAACCCCCTCCTCCGAGTTTCAATCCGTCTGTACCAAAAAACGAAACGGCTGAGAAGGCTGTGATAGCCTGTCTTTTAACAGGCGCAAGCCCAACGGTGGTTCCTCTTACCGAGGCTCATTTTTTCTTTAGGGATCACAAATTAATATTTTTGGCAGCATTAAGCTTGGCCCAAAAAGGTGTGCCGATTGATATTATGACGGTTCGCGCCGAGCTTGAATTGCGGAAGGAGTTGGAAAATGCTGGCGGCGACCCTTCACGATTTTTGCAATACACTGGAGGAGGCAACGCTGTTCTTGAATATTATTACGCCATACTTGAAGACGCCCGAAAAAACAGGGATGCGGTTCTTTATATATCAAGCCGAATTCAGGATTTAATTGATCTTCGTCTTGACGCGAGCGAATTTGTTGTGCAGCTTGAGGGAATTGTCAGTGGATATAAAAAACAAGAATATTAATGAATTCTATTCCCAAGGGTTATGTTGAGGTAAGAAAAGGAGTTTATGAACGAATCACCACAATTCAGCAAAAGTTCATGCGAAAAAAAACTGGTTCTAAGACTGGAGGTAGAACACAAACTGCCAAGCCTAAACCGCCTCTTTGGGATGAACCACTTTCAAAGGCTTCGGGAGAAAAAATCCATACAGGCCGCTTGCTTGTCAGCATTGAAAGCGTGCGGAAAAAGCTGCTCGACACCGACAACCTCTACGGAGGTGCAAAATTTTTTGTCGATTTTTTACGCTACTGTGGGGCCATTGAAGAAGACACGGAAGCAAAAATTGACCTTAGGGTAACTCAAAGAACAACCTTAAAAAACGAAAAAGAAAAAACAATAATTGAAGTTTGGAAGCGAGAGCGGTAGTATAAACGAGTGAATCAAATAGAGTTCGATCAAGATCTGAATACAAAATTCGATGACACTGGATTTCGGATGAAATTTCCAGAGGACTCCGCTGGCTATCAAGACAATCCTATCCGTCGAATTTTTGAGGGTGACGAAGAGCCCGAAGAAGATTGAACGAATTGCCGTAGTCTTGGTCTAAACCAAACACACCATGAACCAAGAAGAAAAAAACAAATTCGCCAGCTTTCTTGGCCGCTCGATACTAAAGTATCACAAAAAGATTAAAATCTCTTTCCACCCCTTGGAAAAACTGGTTCAGGGAAAGGTTGAGTCCACGGGATGGGCCGACAATAAAGAGCTTCGTATAGCTACGGCAGGAGACGTTAATGTTTGGCTTGGAGTTTTTGTTCACGAAACTTGTCACGTTGATCAGGAGATTGAAAGGCCCGAATGGATGGAAGAGTGCGAAAGAGGGGTGGGCGTCGTGGATTTCTGGCTTGGGGGAAAAAACTACAACAAAAGCAAAGTGGTTCAGGCTATTAACTCTGTTATTGAGTTGGAGTGGGATTGCGAACGCCGATCCATCTCCAAGATCAAAAAACACAAACTTCCCGTTAACATTAAAGAGTATGCACAGATGGCTAACGCATATATCTTGGGATACCACTGGACTCTTGAAAACCGCAAATGGTGCAAGAAAAGCTATAAAAACCCCAACGTGTGGAAGGCAATGCCAACAAAGCTTATCAGTCTTTCGGATGCGCTTTTTCCACCTGAAAAACTAACAGACCATTTTTATGATTGATAACCTTTTAAACGGAAGCAACGGAAATCACGACAGCCATATTCCCTGTCCATTTTGCGCCGAATATAGTGTTATAAAAGAATGTTTAACAGAAGCGGCCATTTACGATGGGCAGTCTTCTCTAGACGTTTTGCAAATTTTAGTTGCAGAACTTAAAATGTGGAGGGCGAAAGATGATTACGAAAAGAAAACCAAAGCCGCCATTGCGGCAATGGTTGAGCAAAAAATAAAAAATGGATTCCAAGTGGGCGGCGAGATTTCTTAGCCTCGCAAAAGAAGTGGCGAGTTGGAGCAAAGACCCAACATCAAAAGTTGGGGCTGTAATTGTGCGCTCAGATCGTACAATTTCAAGCGTTGGATTCAATGGTTTTCCAAGGGGGGTTAATGACGATCAGCATCTTATTGCCAATCGCGATACGAAGCTGCTTCGTACAATCCACGCCGAACTCAATGCCATTCTTTCTGCAAAGGAACCTCTTGTTGGTCACTCTCTTTTTGTTTGGCCCTTTCAACCATGTTCGCAATGCGCTGCCGCTATTATTCAGTCTGGCATAGCCAAGATTTATTGCCCAGCAAACGCCCATATCGAAGGAAGCGAGCGATGGAAAGAATCTTTCAAAAACGCAAAAGAAATGCTTGACGAGGCTGGCGTGGAAATTATTTTTTCTTGATATTGAACGAATTTGCAGATTACCTGTCTAACCCTACATGAGCAATAGCTTTAACAGACTTTTTGAGCGCGTCAGCGGATGGACAGAGTATAAAAACTTTCAAGACAAGCACGAAGGGTACATAACAAAAGAAAAGATCAATAACGACAGAATAGCCATGTTTCTTTGGCGTCACGAAGAGGAGCCAATTCTTCTTGATCACATGTTCATTGGCGGAGAAACATTTGTAAAAATTTCACATTAAAACAAAAAAAAGAATAAAACCAATGGAATACCCAGAAATTAATCTTACGCCCAGTAAGGAAAAAGAAGAAACCACACAACTGGTTAACAATGACTTAACCGAGCGCGTTGCCAGTGCTTTTTTGGCAAATGGTTTTGTGTTGCTAAACAGTGGCCCCGATAACGTTATTATGATTAATGCAAAAATCGAGGGTTTTACAGATGGTGATGTTGGTGCATCTGTGGATGTTTTGATAACGCTTAAAGCTGTAGAGGAAATGGTTAATTGGCTGAAGACTCAAATTGAGGAAAACAAAAGCCAGTAATAATATTTGCCACACAATTTCGACTCAGGAGTTTGCTCCCAAGAAGAAAACCCTTGCCGTTTTCAAGAAGGCTGGAAACGGTAAGAATAACAAAGCGGCCTTCAATAAGAACAAAAATAAATGAACCAAGGAAAGAAAGACAATAGTGGAGCGGCATTTCCGCGCCAAAGCGACAATCCTAAAGCCCCTAAATATAGCGGCCCCGTTACTATTGACGGCAAGGATTATGAAGTGTCCATCTGGCCACAAACCAGCCAGAAGGGGCAAAAATACCTGAGCCTGAAGTTTGGCCCTCCGTATGTTGCCAAGAACAAAAAACAGGAGACCAACGAAGATCCTGATTGGTAGTAACTGATGGGCTTCATCGGCATAGCCATCTGCACAGCGTGTTATATCGCCACGGCAGTTGATTTTTATATCAAGGGCAACTCGCCCATGGCTATTGCCTTTGGAGGCTACAGTATAGCAAATATTGGATTTTTGATAATTGCATACAAACAATGAGAGCATTAAGCATTTTTTCGGCTATAATATTTTCCTGCCTTGTTTGGCTTATTATTATTTTTAGCATAAAATCACTTTTACAATAAAAAAAACAACCAACGACAAATTATGAATAAAAAAAACACTGAATTAGAAAATAGGCTTTTTTTGGCATCACAAATTGCAAGTGGGCTTCTTTCTTCTCAAGACCCAGAAAAGGGATGGAACTTGGACACGCTTACGATTTTATCATTAAAAGTGGCGGACAAGCTTATTGACTACGCCCAAAAAGAAGAATTGCCAGAACTTTTCCCAACACAGCAAAGACCCAATGGCGAACAAGCTTGAGGAGTGGATTAAAAACAGCGAAAATGAAGAAACTGGCGTAATGAACCTTCTTCAGGAATTCGGTATTGTTAGCGACAATTGTATTCACGCTAAAGACTGCGGTAACGACCTGAAAGCCATTCGGTGGCTTGCTGTTAACGCAGGGCTTCTTAATGATCTTTGATTGAACAAATTTAAATCATCGCTGTCTAACGCTCCATATGTGGGAAAAATCAATGGCAGACGGCAAAAGTGGCGAGCAGCGGTTTGCGTCAATTCTGGCAAACCCCGTCTTTGCAACCAAGGATCAGGACATTAACGAGCATTGGGACGTAATGGACGCTGACGGCAATCGTTATGACGTAAAGATAATGAAGCGATATCGTCGCAGCGACCCCGCGCCAACAGACCGTCTTCACTATGTAGAGCTACGCAACGTTCTCGGCAAAAATGGATGGCTTTATGGACAAGCGGATTTTATCGTTTTTGAAACCAGACAGTGGTGGCTGGTGGTAAAAAGGAATGATCTTGTGAAATTTATTGAGGGTGCGGTATGGGGAGAAACAACCGAAGCCCCGCAACCATACAAACTTTATCAAAGGGATGGACGCCAAGACCTAATGACCATCGTTCCCACCGTTGATCTTTTGTCGCTGGCAACCAAGGTTGTTAATAAATGAAAGCTCACCAAAGACTTATTCGTGAAAGAAAAGCCCATGAAGAAGGGGATCTTTTGGGCAAGTGGTGGGAAGCCATCGACCTTTCTATTGAAAAAGCCGTTGTCCGAGAGATAGACCGCAAAACATGCGAGTCCGTTATTCTTGAATACGAGTGGCTTGGATGTATGCCAGCGGTAGTGTGGCACATGTATGGAATATTTTTTGATGGTTATTGTGGTGGGGTGGTTTGCTATGGCCCCGAATACTCAGAAAACTCAGGAAACTTAGTTAGGAGCGGCAAACTAAAGGGTGGGGCCGACTGGTCTCGCTACGGCTTTGAGGGCAAGATGATACTTTTGTCTCGCGGGGCTTGCGTCCACTGGGCTCATCCTCATGCAGGGAGCAAGCTTATTCGCAGGTCTATGGACTTGTTGCCAAGTAAGTACGAGGTTGTTACGGCCACTACTGATTTTGCGGCTGGAGAAATCGGAACAATCTATCAGGCTTGTGGCTTTCATTATGTCGGAGCCATGAGAAAAGCCCCCCATCGAGACGCATGGCTAATTGATGGCAAGCTTTACGGCTCACGAACTCTGCGTAGCAAAGTTGGATGCACTCGCTTTGACGTTCTTAAAGCTCGCTATCCCAATGTACAAAAGGTAAAACAATATTCAAAACATCGTTACTTTGCCTTTAGGGGTGGAAAGCTTGCAAAGAAACGCCACATAAAAGCTATAGCCCACTTAATTAAGCCCTATCCCAAAAGAAACACACTTAAAGCCGCATAAAAAATGAGCAAAAAAGAATACTTCTGGAATTATCTCCTGCAAAAAAATCCAAGGCTATTGGAAGACCCCCACTTTACCACAGCCAGCATTAAAAAGTTCTTTGACATCGTTTATAGCAAGGGCCACGATGACGGGTATGTCGCAGCGTCAGAAATGCAAAAATCAACATACAGTTCATCATCAACTTCGATTTTTGAAGAAATTTTTGGTATAAAAAAATGAAATACAAAGTCGTTCAAAGCGTGGGATGCACTCTTAATAACTTTACTATTAACGGTGTGGAATATTGGGAAATGCCCGAATCATCACGAAACGAATTTCTTGATCATGTCTTGGACAGAATTAAAGGTGGAGTCAGGCGCGGAGAATTTTACATAGATCAGATTGTTGACTTAATCCCCGCAGATGACTACAGCTATTCCAAACCGTGCGGACAATGCGGAGATGCGGTGTCAACCACAACTTGGAACATTGAATAAACGTGGCTCGTGGTGTAATGGCAGCACAATGGACTGTGATTCCGTCAGCGAGGGTTCAAATCCCTCCGAGCCAAACTTTTTTTGAACGAGGCGCAGCCATCTTGGTCTAAGCATACATGAACGAACCATCAACCAAAGAGCTTCAAGAGCAGATCACAAAGCTTACATGTGAATGGTATGATATTATCAAAACAGACCATCACAAAGACAGGGATTGCCACTGGAACATTTCTGTCAGGTGGTCTTACGGAGATGAACCAGCGTTTGTTATCGAACACCACGGATACATTCTTGACCACATTGAGCAATCCTATCCAAGTTACCGCTCTGCATGTTTTGGTCTAATTTCCATGCTTGAAAAATTTATCAGAGAAGAAGTTGAAGAACAAAAAAAACAATGAATACTTTTAGCGGTTGGGACAAACAGGAGGGCAAAATAAAATAGGTCAATTGGGTGGTTCCTTTGCGCTGTTTTGTTTATACTTCTTGCCCAGCCGCAACTTTATTATGTCAACAATCGGAAAATCAGCACCAGCAGGAAAAGGCGATAGGCCCAGAAAAGTTGATGGGCATAAATATCGTAAAAATTACGACATTATCCAATGGAATAAATATCCAGATTGGATATGCAACACCTGTGGCAAAAACTATGGCAATCGTCCAGAGGGCAATCCCTATGGCGCAACTTATCACATAAATGAGTGTGGAATATGCGGGAAAACGACCGAAGTTACCGAGCCACGGGATTTTGGCCACTTAAAGAAAGGATGGGATAAATGAACAACACACCAGAGATGGACAACCAGCTAAAAAGGTAACTAACAGAATTGAACAAACGCTTTGTATTGAAATTTTCTAACATCAACTCCAACCACAACAACACATAATGAATACAGACACACTAACACCAACACGCGCTACTGAAATTCCAGAACAGATGAAACTATTGTCGGGGGCTATCGACGACTTGTGCTGTTTAATGAACAAAGTGTCTGATCGCTTGCATTCCGTAATTGTCGATGGACAGACAGAAGAACTTCCCGAAGACGAAGCTGAATGCGGCACTAAACTAGGAAACGAACTTCAATCTCTGAGGTTTCGCGTTGAATCAGCGGCTAAGACAGCTAAGAGGCTGGCGAACTGTATTGAGCTATGAACAACACACCTGAAACAGACAACTTAGCACGCGGCAACCATGTGGTTCCGACAGCCAAGAAAAATACACCACACTAGACGAGGCTCAAAAATTCATTAAGGATAAATAACAATGAGATGGAAACAACAAAAAGGAGATGACCCCCGTTGTGGTGACACAAGAATCGTCAGAGGGTTCCTCTTTATCCCTAAGCTTATTGGGGGAGAATGGCGTTGGTTGGAAGTGGCGACTTGGAAAAAAGTTTACACCATTTACTGGAATGAGGACGGAGCAATTGGTTATTGGGAAGACGTTGACGATGCGTGGATGGACTGATTTAATAAAGCTATGAAACCTACAATCAGAACAGGATACAGAGTTGTGAAAGCAACCAGAGACAAAATCGACCATTTCTTCCCCCAGTATCGGGACGAGGACTCCCAGAAGTGGCACTGCTTTGAGGCTCCAGTTAAGGGAAAACCCAATGAATATGTCGCGGCCTCTTATTCAACCATGGACGGGGCCATTGCATTCATTCGCTATCAAGAGGCCCACGAAGATGAAATAGTGGCTGAGGTTTAATTATGGGACTAGGAGAACAGGCAGACGGAAGCAGCAGGCGCAAGGGTGGGTATCATCAGCTACTCAAGAAGCTGAAAAACCGCCTAGAACGCCGAAAAGCCAAGAAAAACCCCGAAGCACAACCAACATACAAAAAATACAAGGGATGGGAAACGTAAGGTTTAATTGACACTAACCCCGCTTAACGTAAAGCTAATATTACATTATGAAAACAATAATTAAATCTAAATACAGGAAGTTTTGGTATGTATGCTTTAACCCTTACGCCGAAAGCGGCAAGATACAGAAACGCCACAAAACCCTTGGAAGTGCCTTAATGGAGGCAGACCGACTGGCATATATCGAAAAAAAGAAAATCCACGTTTTAAAGCTTATTGGGACGATGGAATATACCAACAGGGGGCCGCAATGGTATGAGAGAAAACCCCAATCACTTCTATCCCGCATAAAAGACGTGGTTTCTTCTATAATTGGATAAGCGTATATCATTATGAACACATCAATCAGAACAGCATATAGGGTGGTAAAGAAATACCAAGAGAACAAAGACCCCCTCTTTATCCCGCAATACCAAGAAGAGGGAAGCGGGGACTGGAATGACTTCACCACCCGAACAAAGGGCAGGGCGGGAGGACAAAACACCATCTCCTTCAATAGCAAGTCAGACGCTATAGAGTTCCTAGACCAACAATGGGCAAGAGAAGCGATTGTGGTTTATTATGAAAACCTGACAGAAGCGGCAGAAGCCTTTTAAACGTAAAACCTGTTGCAATTTGCAACATAAGATGGCAAATATCCTGCAATTACGCAATAGTTCTTGAATAAAATAACCAATAATCTGTATATTAAAAATCTATGGGAAGAATCGACAACGCTATAAACATGCTCCAAAACGCTCTAGGAGGGCTTTTTCCAACCCAACCCGCCTCTCCGTCCCTTCCATTCCCCGAAAACGCCCCTAGCGACGATTCTGTGGCAACAATCACCATTCGTAAGGACAGGTCTAACTCCCCCTCCAACCCCGAATCATCTTCTCCTATGGGTAAGATAACCAGCTATAACTGGAAAGGCGACCCCTACACCGACACCAATAGCCGCAACTGGATAGGCTCATGGGGCAAAATAAACGAAATCGGCATGGCTGTAAGCCCCGACATCGAAAAACAATTCAGAGAAGCTGGCATCAAACCCAAAGATAAGGTAATGATCACCCTGTCAGACGGAACCCAACTCGAAAGAGTCTGGGATAACCGAACCATGCAGGACAAACAGGCCATCAAGAAATACGGCAAACCCCTCAAAGGACGCTTCGACCTCCACCACCCCTATGGAGACAAACCCCACGAAAAAGACGGAGTAAGCGTAGTAGGCTTCCAGAAGCTAGATAACCCAACCCTAGCCTCTTCCCAATAATGGCAACCCGCATAAAAAAGACCGTTAATAGAAAACTGGCCACCTACTTCCCCCAGTCCAAACAGGGAAGAACGTGGAAGAATTACATAGACCGCAACGGAGAAATCTTCTTCTTCACAGAGAAAGAGGCAGAAAATTGGCTAAAGAAGACTCATAAGGCCACACAATAAACTCCCCCCACTTCACTATACCAAGCAAGTTTAGTAAGCCGCGCCAGTTTACTATGGCAACGTTAGGCAACATTCCCCATTGTCAACGAACAGCGACTCCACCTCCCATTTACAAAGGATAGTAACTTATCGACATTGTCCTACAATATGTAACGTAGTTCAAGCCACGTTTGAACTAACGCACAAAAACCAAGCATAGCCCCATCTGTCGAGGCCAGACTAAACGTCTTTCAACCTATTGCATTAAGCATAGAGGGGATTGATAGCGAGTTATCCCATTTTGTTTTTGGTAAAAAATTTTTGAGAGGGGGTATCTATAGCTAACAACATAGCACCAGCCGAAGGTGGGGGGTGAGACCCGTGGGGTGGGGGTGCAATTGCTCTACGTTGCGCTGTGGCGCGTTGCGCTGGCGACCGAAGGGTGAGACCGCCCCTGCTCTCCTCTCACGCTCTTGGTGCTGCGCCCTCCCTCCCTCTCTCTCCCTCTGTCTTCCCTCCCCTCCTATGCTGCGGGCTTCGCCCCACCCTCCCTTCCCCCTCCTATGTGATAGCTGGCTCTCATGGCTGGGCTCCGTCCGCCCTGCTCGCCCCGTTCCCTTGGCGGCATCTCGCCTCTCCTGTTCGTCCGCCACGCTCCCACTGCTCCTGCCCTCTGTTCCCATCTTCTTTATGACACGGAATATTATGACAAAGCGCGGATAATATTGCTTGCATGTTTTCCCTTTCCCGCACTAGGCCAATCCTTATTTATAATTGTTATAATTAAAGACTGGAAATATTTTATTTTATTTAAAAAAATCACTTGCACTGTTTTATCTTTGCTGCGATATTTCACCTGTCATGAAAAACATAAACATTAAAACGCTAGAAGAGCTAAGGAATTCAACTGCAAAGGGCTGTCGTTTCACGTCTTTTCTGTATTGCTCTAGGACAACTGGAGAAACGTCACGTTATACTATCAATCTGGGGATTGACTATCGTTCGGCGTGCGAGCATGATCTTTTGGCAATTGAATCATATACGCCTAAGGATAGTATCGAAACAGAAGCAAAGGAAAAGATCGTTGCATCACTTAGGGAAACGCTAACGGAGGGTGTGAGCAAAAGCTACACTCAGAAGGATTCTTTCGAGAATATCGGCAAAGGCATAAAGCAACATAAGGAAACGGGAGAGATTTACATCTATGGCTTTGTTCAACAAAAGGAACAGATAGCAGAGCCTATCAATCCTCGCAAACCTGTTAACAGCAAACCTTTGACCATTGCGAAAAATAGAATTGAAAAGCTATGCGGATTTAAACGCACGCGCTTTGCTCAGTTTATTCTATCTGCCGATAACATAGCGGGTATTAAGGTTAACGGGAATCTGATCGTCCTTTATTAATATCATGAAATCATCACAGCCTATTAACAGAGTTGCATTGCATGTTAAATGCATATTACGCAAGCCAAGCAATGGGAGATTCTATCTCTCTGGCATTCTTAGGGAGCTTGTTAACCTTTCATTTTTGGAGTCTGCCATAGTTTGCGGCATTGCTTTGTCTCTCTTTATTATTGCTGTGGACAAACTGACAAAATAATATCCCATGTATATAATCCATCAAACTGACAAAATTGTTGCAATTGCTACAAAATCGAAAGGCAACAGAAAAACTGGCAAAAGCGTGCAAGTTTGGATTCTTGATTCGACCATGCATCCTGTAGAGTCTCGAAAAAGCGGACATGACGCCAAGAATCAGTGCGCTGGATGTGTCTTTGCTTCTGGTAGCGGTTGTTACGTTTATAACAACCCTCTGATTTCCATTTTTAACGCGTGGAAAAGGGGAAGCTATAAACCGCTGGCAATGGGAAGCGAGCAATGGGAAGAGTTTTTCGCGACTGATTTTGTTCGCTTTGGAGCATATGGCAATCCGTCTTTGCTTCCCCTTCCCATGGTCGAAGATATTGCCAAAAGGGCAAGGAAAATCACTGGCTACTTTCATGACTGGCACATGATGAAAGAAGACGACGCAAAGAGTTATGGCCGTTTCTTCATGGCATCATGTGAGGCAAGCAACTTTAAAAAGGCGCAAGCCTTAGGTTTGCGGACTTTTTCCGTGGTTCCGTCGCCTATGCCTGAAGCTGGTATTGAATGCCTAGCGGACGCAAAGGGGATAACATGCAAGGAATGCGGACTCTGTGACGGTAATAGGCGCACCATTTTGCGTAATAAACCGCTGCCTCATATATTTATTACGGCTCACGGCTACCAAAAACAAAAGGCAATAGCATCTTCAGAGGGCTCTAATTAACCCAAAAACCAAAAATAACATGACTACAATAACAGAAAACAGAAGCGTGGCAGCAATCGCCGCTGAAATCAGAAAAGACTGGGGAAGCAAGGTCAACTTTGCGGCAAGGCCATACTTGCAAGCAATGGCTGGCCTTTCATCGCCTGAAGATAGCTATGGCTGGGATAGTGGCAAGGAAATCATTTTGCGTTTCCTTTGCAATGCCAGCACTTGGCGGGGCGAGACGGCAAAGCGTATCAAGGCAGAACTAAAACAACTTGTTAAATAATCATGACCATGAAAACAGCAATGTTCAACAGATTCACAGTTCAAGTCCCAGAGCAGTGTGCAATCGACTGTTCGCAAAGTGGAGACGTTTCCGACTGTGTCGATTATTGGCACGACAAAGTTGACTTGTCCCACGTTTCCGACGCGGACTTAATCGCAGAGTTGTCAGAATATGGCGCGTGGGAAGACAAGGAGCTTCAAGACCGCCATGCGAACGAAAGGCGCATTATCTGGATTGCATCAGGAAACATCACGGAAGATTCAGAAGAATAAAAAAATGAAAACATCAGAGTTGAAAGAAGGCGATTTTTTTAAAATCGAATGGTCAGAAAATTGCAACGGCAAGCTGATCAATTTTCGGAAAAAGTATCAATATAGCAAAGTGGAAGCCTTTGACTTTTACGGTGTGCGCCATTCCATCGAAAAGTTTCAGGACGATATTCAGCTTTGCTCAGAAGAAGAAGTTGAAACGTTCCTGCACGCTCAGGCAGCAATAGATTAAAAAAAATAAAAAAAATAACTTGCAACGTATCCAGGAAACTGCAACAAGTTAAGCAACGTTTAAAAACATGAAAACAGAACCAACAACAGAAGCGGCTATTATCAAAGAAACGCGCCAAGCAGCCATGATAGCTGGGGCGGCGGCAGATTTGCTTTCAAGTCAAATTGCAATGGAAGGGCTTTCGGCTTTCGATAGGCAGGAAACAGAAAAAGTCTGGCTGGCCTTGCATTCTCTGCACGGCGCACTGTTAGATTCTGCTTATGCAATGGAAGAAAAACAATCAGGAAAATAAAAAACATGAAAACAAAAATAGCCATATATGTATCGGGCGGAGTTGTGCAAAGCGTGATATCTAACACCGAAATGGTAGATATTGAAATTATGGATGCAGACAACGAGCCAGAAAACACAGAAACAAAATGGAATGAAATAAATAAAGAACTAGGCTTTGCAATATATTAAAAATAACCACCATGAAACCAACAACAGAAGAAGACATTATCAAAATATACGAGAGTTGCTATACCGTTACTCTTGAAGCCATTCCTGAAACCATAAGAGTCAGAGGGAACGCATTAGACTCTGGAAACGAAAAAGAGGATAGGGCTTACGAAGAAGCGATCATTAAACGACTTGAAGACGGAGATGTCTGGGCATGGTTCACTGCAAAGGTAGTTGTAAAAGACCGCCAAGGCAGGGAAGCTTCCGACTATCTGGGGGCTTGCACTTACGAGAACGCAGAAGACTTTAAAAGGGGCGGATATTATATAGCTATGATTGGTAACTGTTTAGACGAGATAGAAAAACAAAAATAACAACAAACCACACAAAACATATGGGATATACTCACTACTGGGAAATCAAAGCAGACGAAGCATTAGACGCGGAAGTCGTTCGTTATCGTTTCCGTTCTGCGGCTTCGACAATTAAAAAGTTTGCGAAGTTCGTTGAGGTTCAAGACCTTTTCAAGGTTAAGGGCGGCTTCGGCAAGGGTAAGCCGATTATTAACGAGAGCGAAATCTGGCTGAATGGTGACGAAGAGAGCGGTGAAGACTGCGAAACCTTTTCCATCCAATGGTCAGATTTTCTCAGCGATAAATCTGGCTTCTGCAAGACGAGACGGCAACCATACGATCTAATCGTGTGCTTTTCTTTGCTTGCACTGAAACAGGCATTCAAAAAAGAGTTTGTCTTTTTCTCGGATGGCAACGAGGACGACTGGTTAGACGCATTAAAGCATTACAGTATTTTTACTGGCAAAAAACCAATTGCATTTAAATCCTAAACATATGAAAAACATGAAAATTGAACTACTAGATAACGAGGCACTTTGTTCTGCATGTCAAAGCGTTTGCAATATTGGCGGATTAGTTGGGCCATTGGCGAACCAATGTCCAACATGTGGAGAAAGAGTATTTTTGCACAAAGACAATCCCGCCTATATGCGGGGATTTTTGGACGGACTGGACATCGGAGAATCCAACAACCCATATACAGCCGAAGATCAGGCAAGCTGTTATGACCTTGGCTATGTCGCTGGGGTGTCCCACTATATAGAAAAATAAAAAAAACAAAAACCTATTTACCTTTGGTTGCCCACCTCAATTCTCCACTTCTCATGCGTGAGCCCCTTCCCTTTCGATCTTTTCTGTGGCGGATTGTTTCAAATCTTTCCGCTGCGGTTGGCCTCTTCTGTGGAGGGGGTTCAGTTGGGAGCGCGGGAGCTAATTGCTCTCCGTCTTCTGGGGGGAAATCGTGAATAGACCAAGATGACCTCATATAATCATGTTTAAAGACGCACTCGGTAACATTCATTATGATTTTTGGCAAGGAATTAAAATCAATGGAAAGACATTTGATTCGCTTCCACTGTTTAATCTGTGCCAAGAATTCGGAGACGCACAAGTAGTTGAAGCGTGCATGAACATAGGATGCTTGCCGTATGTTCCTGATATGCAAGCAATTAAAGAAGAATGCAAAAGAATTGAAAACCTTTACGTTTAAGTAACCATGGAAATCCAAGACGAAAGAACGGAAGAACAAAAATCAACCCATATTTTTGGAGTGGTTGCCAAAGACAAAATCGCAAGCTTTTGGGGAAACGCAAGCGGTGGGCCAAGTCGAGTTGCTTGGGCTTGCAAATGCTACGATGATGCGTCAAAGATATTTGACTGGCTTGAATCGAGGCCCGAAATGGCAAACATTTCAATAGTTGACCTTAGAAAATATTCACCACCACCCAAAGAGGCTCAATTTTATGTGCATGTAGCCCATCCCTTCCATCCAGCACTAAAATTAGAACAAGCAAATAACTAAAACAATGAAAGATATTATTCACGATATAAAGCTAATGCTAGGAATCAAAGAAAAACAGCCGTCGCTTTTGGCGATTGGCATAACGTGGACAAACAACGCAACTTGGATTGAACGCCTTATTGCTTACAAGCAGTTGGATGAATGGACTTACAACAATTAAAAACCATGAAAAAAACATTCACACATACCACAAAATGTTGCCGCTCACCGCTTCCTGTCAGCGTCTTTACTCTGACCTCGGAGTCAGGGCAGATGCGCCTAACAACAACACAAGAGACACTGCAAGGCTACGAGCTTGGCGAGCTTGGAAGGGTTGGAGCCATTGGGGAAATGGCATCAATACCAGACGAGACGTTCGGCAAAATGTTAACATTCTTACTGGAAGAAGGAATGCTAGAAAGAGAATACATTAATGAATAAAATGAAACTCAATATTGCGGGTGAAATTGTTCCTATTCTGTTTGATGGAAAGAGGGTAACGAGCCCAGACTTTCCCGATATTGAAATGGAATTTGTTTCGCGATGCGGAAAAAAGATCACACAAAAAGCACTTGTTGAAATCTGCAAAATAAAAACACAACAATGAAAACACGAATAAAATACATTGATATTACCACCAAAGACGGAGCAAGAATTGCTGAATTTTTGATCTGTCAGGGGTGGAAAATCGGTCGAACCGAAAACCACAAAGTTCAATTCTTTAAAATATATTAAAATCATGAAACACACATGCAGTTATGAGATCGGAGTTGAAAAAGAAATCGAAGTTTCTGGAAAGGTGTATTATGTATCTATCGAAGCTTCGGTCGAGTTTGACAACGAGGCAGAAGCACAGGGGGTCGAAGTTGTTGAGTGCTCCATTGAGTCGGAATGCGGGACGCCGATTGGTTGGTCAATCAGCGGAAGACGCATTGAAAAAATCAACATCGAGGGTAATGCGGAGCTTACAGAAGTGATAGAAAATGCCCTGTGGGACGAGATTAACGCATACTCGGAAAACAACTACCGCGATATATGCATGGAAGTTGAGGATGACCTTGAATCCATGCGTGAAGAATAAAAAAATATGTTTACGAAAAAACGTCTGGTTAAAATTTGGATTAGAAACGATCTTCCTCTTCCAAAAAAGGTTTGTTGCTTTCCAGCAATGAAACATCCATTGCACGACATGTTAAAACAACTTGAGGTTGGAGAGTCTTTTGCTTGGCCCATGGAGCTAAAGGCGAACCCCAATAGCTTGCAGTCGGTAACAAGGGTTCATGAAAAAGCAACAGGAAAGAAGTTTAAATTCAGAACGGTTTATATTAAACTAAAAAAAACATATTGTATTTGGAGAATAAAATAATGAAAACAAAAGCCACGATAGCACTAGCCATTGTAGTTGTTGGGTTTGTATCAGCAATTACAGCAATTGAATTGCCACGCAAGCCAAAGAGCGAGGAAAAGGCCTACGTTCTTCCGCTTGTTGAAGACATGCCAAGGGTGGCAAACCCCTTGCAATTTTAGCCACAAGTGATTAGATCATGGGGAGGGGGCGGAAGCTCTCTCCCCCTTTTGTTATGACCATATTAAATCTCGGAAGATTAGGAGACAACATCAACTTGTTGCCAGTGGCTTACGCCGAACACTTGGCTGGCAGGAAATCGACATTTGTAACGGCGCACAAATACAGCGAGATGTTTGACGGTGTCACATATTGCGAAATTAAAAAATACAGCGGCGACCCGATAGAGCTTCAATACGCCAAAGGACTGTGCGGCGGGTTGCCCGATTTGCGGACAGCACAGGTGTTTATGAATGAAGATCAAAGACACCTTGAGCCAAGCTTTGCTCAAGAAAGTTACCGCTTGGGAAGATTTGGCGACATTTGGAGAAAGTTTCCCTATGTATTTGATCAGCGTAATCCCGAACGGGAACAAAAATTATTCAACCAGATATTCTCCAAGGTCTATGATGTTGAACCCTTCATTGCCGTTGCGATAAACGGGGTAAGTTCGCCGTTTGCGAATAGCGAACAACTGCTGTCTGGTTTGCGGGAAAGGTTTAATGACTGGAAAATTGTTGACCTTTCTACGATCAGGGCGGAAAGATTTCACGATCTTTGCGGGATTCTGGATGCGGCAAGCTGTCTGGTTACGATTGATACCGCCCATCTGTGGTTGTCCAATGTCACTAAATGCCCCGTAGTGACGTTGATTAACGATGGGTGGCGTGGCAGTCCTCCCCCAGTTACAAGTGTGGCCTCGTTCAGATATAAGGACTTCCAAATAGATCAGGTATGCGATGGCGTGGAATCCTGCCTATTTCCTCATGGCTCGGTTGTCGGGGTCGTGGATAGGTTCGGCAAGGAAAAGCGTCACAGAGAGGCGTTTAAAAGCCAACAAGGGGCATTTGGCCTTGAGTTCGGAGCCAAGGGAATAAATAGAACAGCACAAGAGATTGGAGATCCAAGACCGCTGCCAATGCTAAAAGAAATGTTGAGCAGGGCAGTAATGTTTACATCTGGTAGGGATATTATCATTTGGACAAACGACGATGTTCAGGCTTTAGACTTGTTTCCAATTGTTAATCACGCACGAATCTTTGGTGCGGCAAGTGTTCGGCGCGACCCCGCCCACATTGGTAGGGAAATGTTCGCCTTCCGTTGGGACTGGTTGGCAGACAGGCTAAGGGATTTCCCAGACGTTGCCGTGGCTTGCCCTTGGTTTGACTTGGCTATTGCGGCTTGGATTCGCAAACAATTCGGATGGAACAGCACAATGCAAAATCTGGAATGGGATTTATACCCTTGTGAAATAGCCAACGATGGTCTATTTATCCACCCAGACCACGAATCAAGCTGGACAGACAAAATGGACATGCCAGCGGCCAAGTGGAACGAAAGAATATTCAAACAATTATTGCAATGAGAAAACTAAACTTGGGTTGCGGTGGAAACATTCTGGACGGCTGGGAGAACCATGATTTCGATGTTGATATTACAAAGCCGCTCCCATACGAGAACAATTCAGTTAGATATATATTCATTGAGCACTGCGTGGAGCACACCACAACTCCCGAAGCCGTTAGGTTCTTTACAGAATGTTACAGAATTCTTGCTCAGGATGGGGCATTGAGAGTTGCAGTTCCAAGTGCAGACAGGATTCTAAAAGAGGCCGATGAAGAATATCTCAAATGGTTTGGAAAATCTGGATTTGGGCAACCAACCAAACGCTCTGCAATACAGTCCATTCTTTTGAATCACGGCCACCTTTCGGCTTGGAACTATCCAACCTTGGAAGCCTGTCTTCATGCATCAGGATTTAGTCTTGAAACAATTTACCCGTGCAACGTTGGCGAATCTCCAGACGAAGTTCTCAGCGGCATTGATGGTCACGGAAAAGTAATTGGCGAACACAATAATAAAATAGAAACCATCGTAGCGGAGGCTGTAAAATAATGGAACTGGTAATGGATGGACACTTGGGGGGATTTGTTCGCGGTGGAGACCCAGATACATGCGACCCCAAAGTATGGGACTACCTGATTAAAACATTTAATCCAAAGAATATAATTGATATTGGATGCGGGGAAGGGCATTCCGTTAAGTGGTTTGCAGACCACGGCGTTGATGCCGTTGGCATTGAGGGTTCGCCCATCGCGTTGGAAAATAGTCCCGTCAAAGACCGCATAATCCTCCACGACTACACTAAAGGCCCGTTCAGGGTTGAATCAAATTTTGATATGGCTTGGTCTTGCGAGTTTGTCGAACACGTTGAACCGCAATACGCCAACAACTACATGGCAACATTTAATTCGGCCAAGATTGTGGCAATGACTTACTCGGAACCACAATGGAGCGACGGTGGACACCACCATGTTAATTGCCAACCACAATCCTATTGGAATGACATCTTTGAATTTTGGGGCTATCAATGGATGGAGGAATATTCAATGCGACTTCGGTCTGTGGCTACTGCCCGTTGGGTAAAGCCAACCTTGTCTATTTATAGAAAGAAATGAACTGCATCATAGGTTCGGGTTATCACTACAGGTCTGAATGGGATTACAAACTATATCAGATATGGTATGAGAACACTTCAAAATACAGTCCCCATATTTTTGTTCTTTCTACCGAAATGGGAGCACCCGCGCCTGTCCATATTCATTGCGGATACAACCTTGGTCATGTTGGCGATCTAATCAAAGAAAACCGCTCTGGATTATGCGGTTGGTCTGCCTCGGTTGTTGCGCTGGCACTAATTGCTTACAATTGCGGAAGAGACTTTATCTATAAAGAGGCGGACTGCCTGTGGTTCGGAGATATTATCGGAAAAATGTACCAAGATTGCGGAGATAAAGGCATGGTATTCGGGGCTAAGATGGACACCTCACCTTGGATGGCTTGCGCTCAGTCAACATTCCTGATCAAGCATTGGTTCATTCTTGAGTTTGTGCGAAGCTACTTGGCACTCCCAGACGATAAGGACATGCTGCCAGAGGACAAGTTTGTGAAGCTGGAAGAGAATACTCCAGACAACTATAGGAGACTTTCTTTCGGGGTTGACCGCATGAGGCCGCTACCTTGGGATAGCGAAGTTTGGTATGCCCAACAATGGAGCGAAGAGGAAATTAAAGAAGCCCAATCACGGGGTTTGATTTAGTAGGTAGAAACGTCTCTAACCCATTTTGCGCGAATCTTTTCCATCTTGTCGGATATTTCTTTTTTCCCAATTTCTTTTTCTTCGGGGCTTATCTCAACATCTGGGTCAAATCTGTTTAGAATGTAATCCTTGAATTCTTGACCGACTCCAACAATATATTTTTCATATTGCTCTGGCGTCATTTGAGCCTTTTCGCCGTTTACCAAAGCTTGTGCTCTTTTGGGGCTAGGAATAAACGGATAGGCATCATACATGGCAAGTATTCGGGACTCGCGAGATGGGCTTGGGAAATTGACAAATCGGGTTGCCAGTTGCTCGTAAAACTTTTTGCCCTCTCCGATTGGCTCGCCAAACATATTTAGACGAGGCCCACCGAGACGACGAACAAATGGTATTTGATCAATTAAAAGTGCCTTAGCCCCATCACTATTGTAAACCTTGGGGTCAAACAAGCGATCAACATAACGCAAGAAGTTCGGGAACAACATAGCAACCTTTGGTTCAAGAAAATCGGTATAAGCCTTGTCAAGATCGCCCTGACGAGCCGCCGAAGCCGTTTTAATTATGTCATTAATTCCTTGATAAAATGGCAATTCTTCAAAAATTGTTGGAACGAAAGAGGCTGCTGCTGCCATTCTCCAAAGAGCAGACTGATCATCGGGCTCTTCTTTGGCGTTGTATTTGTAGTAGTTCTCAACGTTAGCCATCCAAGAAAGCATAAGAGCCCAAGGAGTATAGGCAAAACTCAACAACGGGCCGTCACCAAATTGAATTGAATAAGGTTTGTTACCATCATCCAACCACTGCTTTCTTTCTTCTTCGTCAGAAGGCCCTCTTCCATGGATTGTTGCAACGCCAGCACGAACCAAAGCCCACATTACTGTCATTAACAAAATGCCAGAACTAGCTTTGAGCATTTGTGCCCTGCGTTCAGGGCTACCCTTTTCAAAAGCTTCAACATAATATTTTTCATTAACGAAATTTCCAGTTCCGAAGAACATGCGTTTATAACCCCACGGTGACCAGTCTAGCCATTTGTTGAAAAGGTTAATCGGGGTAATAATAAATGGAGAAACGGTTAAGCGGGACACGTTTCGAGCCAACGGATTGCTTATAGACATTAAGGTGTTTGTAAGCTTGTCGGAAAGAAATCCCGCAACGCCGACTGGCATGTTTCGGTAAACATCGCGAAGACCACGCTCAAATCCAGCTTCCTTGATTTCTTTGGGAATCTTTTTATCCTGAATCTCCATCGCTCGGAATTTTGCCTCCGCGCCAGAATAACCTTCGGATTCTGCCTGTCTTAGAGCGTTTTGATAAGCTTCGTCAGACAGATTTAAAATCTGGTTCATTCGTTTACGCGCCTCATCGCCAGTCAATCCCTCTTCTGCGGCTAGTCGCGAGGCTTGGGCGTAACGCTCTCCTTCGGCGGATGCAGAAAAGTTTAAGGCGTCTTGTGCCTCAAGAAGCCTACCAACATATTTCATGGAGTTTAAAACCGTGGCTGGCTTTGATTCAAGAAGGAACTTAATAATGGCATTTGCGCCTTCAAGAGAAGAAAGTTTAACGCCGTCTATTTCCCCAAATCTAAGCAGTTCAAGAATTAGGGGGGCCTTCTCTTCAAAGCCGGGAACGTTAATCCGCTTGCCCGTCTTCATAACTTCTGCCGCCTCAAAAATTCCCTTCCTGTAACCGTTAACAATTCCGCGCAAACGTGAAAGATCGCCAGTGGCAAATGCATCGGCAAGACCATTTGCAAAGTTGTTTATGGCTGTGTCCAGAATGTTGACCATGTGAGTGTCTGGGCTAGAAAGAATGTTTGCATAAACAAAACCCGCCCCTATATCCGATGGATCAAAACCGCGATTTCTGGTAATCTCGCTCATTAACTCTTGAGTTTTTAGACGGCGAGCAAGCTCGTCTTCCATTTCCTGAATGCGCTGTGCGGTCTCTTCAACGTATGCTACAAAATCTTCATCGTAAACAGGAAGCTGGTAACGCTCGGCAAATATTTCGTAAGCGTCCCTGTCACTAAGCGCACCCATGTTGACAAGTTCAAAGAACCGCTGAAGCTTGTCTGTTCTTGCTGCCCTGTCTGATTTAATTTTCTTTTTCGGTGCCTTAAATCGTTCTAGGGCTTTTTTACGCCGCTCTTCTGCGCGTTGTTTAAACTCGGACACAATAGACTTGGAAAGCTTGTCTGCGTCTTTTGTGGTAATGTTTACATCTTCCAACAGCTTGAGCGCAAGAGCCTCTTCGATATTTTTGCGCGTGCGACGATCAGACCTATACCAATTGTTGTAAGCCCCAGCGAGCGATATGTTCAGGGCCTTAGTTTTTTGGTTTACAAAACGATTAACAGTCTTCGGGCTCACTGGGAAATCTTGAATTACTGGAGCAAGCTTTTCCATAAAGTCGTTTGCGGCAATGACGGCTTTCGCTTCATTACCCAACATTTCCCCGCCACCCATGCGAGCCTCAATCTCTTCAACACGAAGAGATATTTCTTCCATGGCTGCATTAAACGCCTCCATGTATCTATCTTTATTGTTTAAAGCGTCTTCAATGAATGCTTGGAAAGACTGTTGGGTAGCCACCTGTTTTTGTGTTTCTGGAATAAATCCAATCAGGTTTTGAGTGAGCCTGTTGGTAAAAAGCATCAAAGATGGAGGGACGGATTTTTTGGGGTCACGCAAAAGCGCACGGGCAAAACGTTCCGCAAATGTATTTTGATAGTCTTCCCATATTGTTGGACGTTCTCCATAGATGTATTTGTTTTCACGCGCAAGATCTCTACTTATTTTTGCTCTAGCCTCTTGGGCACTACGGAAAGCCTCGCGTTGATCTCGCGCCGCCCTGCGCTGTTCGTCTAGTTTTTTAGCAGATTCGTCAATCTTGTTTGCTGTTTCTGGTGAAATTCCAAGATTAATTGCCTCTTGAATAAAGTTTTGATTGATTTTGTTAAGGTGGGAATTTACAAGCTCCGAAAGTGGGTTTGTTTTGGCTTTGGTGGTTTCGCCAGAAACACGCCGTGCCAAACGTTGGGCAATTTTTTGAGCCTCGTCCTCAATTGTAACCCTTTTGGCCTCTTCTTCTCCCGCTTTGTTTCCAAGGTCTTCTATGGACTTCTTGGCGCGAATTGTAGCTTCATTGAAAGACTTTTGATCACCCTCTTCAATTTCGTTTTTAATTTTGTCTAGCTTCTTTTTGCGCTTCTTTATGTTTTGATCAACAATTTTAGCCGTGTCGCGACGAAGCTTGCGAACAATTCCGTCAGGGCCAAGGTTGATCCATTGAGCAAAAGCCTGTATGCCCTGACCCATCTCTTTGCTGTATTCGCTAATCCAGTTAAAAAAGTCAACGTGGGCATCAACTGCCGCATTGTAATCATTGGTCTTTCCTTTGTTTTTTGTGTTTCTGCGATAGTCCAATATTCTGCGCTCCACAATCTGGGCCATCATTGATCTTACTGGGAAGGAAATGCCATTGGTTAAATCCTTGACGGCATTAATGGACTCATCAAGCGAAAGGTTGCGAAGCGCGTTTTCTGCCTCCTCTGCGCTAACCTCGTTCCGCAAAACCTGATAAGCCTTATTAATCTTGTCAGAAACCTCTTCTGGCAATTCTCCAGATTCTGCAACCCTCTTCGCAAAGCTATAAGCCCCAGCACGTTCTTTAGGTTCGCTTTTTCTTGCACTGGAAAGATCCGAAAGAGAACGCTGTATTTGATATTGTTTAACAAAAGCTTCAGCAAAGTTTGCCGCACTTTGGTCAGAAAGATTGGTGTAACGAATGACTGCGCCCTCAAGAGCGTCTTGATCAAGGCCAGCGTTTAGCCAAGCATTAACAATGGTTTCAAGCGGCAGGGTTCCTTCCGCCGTTCCAAGTTTTGTGCTTTGAGTGTCACCCAATTGCATGGACTTGGACATGACCTTAACTGCGGAAAATTCTGGGGTTCCTTCAACTTGGGGAACAACCTCTTCTGGACGAATAACAAATTCCTCATCAGTTGTCATGTCAACCTTGGGAGACAAAAGCTCTCCTGTGGTTGATATTTCTCCGCGATTTAGTTGCCCAGCAACTACTTCTCCGAAAGGAATTCCGTCACCAACGCCTGAGTCTTGTCTGTCTCTAGCCGTGAGGCTGCTTGGTAAATAGGCTCCAATTTTTTCGCCATCTTCTTCGCTTGTGGGTCGAGGGGAAACTTCTGTAGAAGGCTGTTGTATAACACGACTACCTCCGACAATAGCTGTTCTGGGCTCTCCATCTGCTTCCTTAGAAGATCTTTCGTATTGTTCTCCAGTGAGTTCATTATCGTTGTCCTTTGTTTCTGCTGTTCTGAATTTTTCCTTTAGGCTAATGATAGCATCTTGATGCTGGTTGACAATGGGTAAAATTTTATCTACGGCACTTTGAATTGCGCCAGTTTCCCCCAAGTATGATTCATTCTGCAAAAGGAAGAATGTAAAATCAGAACCCTCGTTTCTGTGAAGGTGGTGATTGATTTCGTGTATTAGGGTTTTGACTATGGTTCTAGCTAGAAATCTGCGACCAAATTCTGTCCTAGCATATTCATCAACTCGATCTTCATAAATGGGATTTACAAGTGCCGAAACTGGGTCTCGCGAAGTGTTGACACCTCCCCAGTTTTTAGATATGCCAACCCCATAAAAATAATCCAAACTGTCCTCATCGGTTTTGCCTAATGATGGGGCGTTACCCTTCTGGCTTTTAACAAGATACCAAGAATCCTCAAGAATTCTGTCTTCCCAGCCCTTTCTTAGCGAGACAACAATATCGTCGGCAACATCAAACACGGCCTGAGAAAGATCTTGCAGAAATTTTTGTTCAGTGGGCTGCGGGACAATGTTAGTATTGTTATAAAGAGTTGGGGAATTTTTGTTTGGTTTTCCACCGTTAATGTCCGTCAAAAGGTTAAACTCTTGATCAAATTGCCTTCTGTTTTCTTCTGCGCGAATCTCAGAAATGATGCCATCAATGTATTCTTTTACTGGCCCATTTTGAAGGCCCTCCCGATTGTTATTAAATGGATAAACGGTAGATGCCGCATCAATGCCGCCAGCATCAATATCAATGATTAGATTATACGGAAGTATCGGACTAGACCACCCGTCTCTGGGTTTTAATTTTAAATTTTCTTCTGAAAACTGGAAAAGTCCGTTGCTATAAACATTGTATTCCGAATTGATTATTAGACGTTCAATGCCATCAATATTGATAATATCGTTGTATTTTGTTTTACCGTTGTTGTTTTTCATCCCAAGCCTTGACGCAACAATTTTAACCTTAATTGGCTTGGACGCGCCTTCGACTGGGAACTCTTTTTCAAACGTTTTTACATTAGGAAGATTTTTGGCAAAATCTTCAAATGTATGAGCCTTTGTGTAACCAGCGTTTTTTATTTGCTCAAGGGAAAGCGAGCCCTCTTCACCCCTGAAATTCTTAATAATATCTTCCTGATAAACGCCAAAAGAATCCGTAATGATATCAAGATTGTGGCGAATCATGGTGTCAAATCTTGGATAAGGGTTTTCAAAATTAACAACCTTGCCATCTGACTTCGTGATTTGAGCCTTGAAATCCAGCGCAACCATTGTTCCGTTAGCCCTGTTTGGGTCTTGAGAAACACTTACGTCAAACTTCTTGTCGCTAAGTTGTTGTCTGGAAAGATCCGCTTTTGCAACAACGCCATTTCTAACGGTTTCAACCATGATGTTGTCCGCGCTCATAAACATACCAAGCTTCGCCAACCCAAACCCGCCAGATCCTTTTCCAGAACGCTTGAACGTTCCTCCAACCGTAAAGAACGCTTTTTGCAAAATGTCTGGGGTCATACCAGAACCATTGTCAATAAACACCATCCTGACCTTTTCTTCGCCGTCAACGGTTATGTTTTTGCGCGAGTAACTTATTACACCGCTGCCCCTCGCTATTTCTCCAGACTCTTCTGCATCCTTAATGGCGTCAAAGGCGTTTTGCGTGGTTTCTTTAACAACAACTTTTGCCAAGTCTGCGGTGTAAAGCCTTTCGCCCAATAGTTGAAAAACGCGATCCTTGTCCATCTCAAGAGACATTTCAACGGTCTTGTCCTCTGGGCTGTAGTCAATTTCCTCTCTGGTTATATCGAACCTTTCTTCTAACGGTATAATGTTCCCATCGGCATCGCGATACTCTTGGCTCTCTTCCGCCAAAATAGAAGGCTCTTGATCAGGAGACGGCGTTGCTCCCCGCTCCTTGATTGTGCGTGGGGTTGGGACTTCCATGGCAATATCCACTGACGCCTCAATAACTGCCGCCGCCATTGTTCCGTCTGGCAGACTTAAAATTCTTTTGATTGCGTCAACGAACGCGCTCCAAGCACTACGGGTTGGATTCGTTGGGTCTTTAATCGTCTTTAATAGATTGCGAAAAGACTCCGAAGAAAATGCTTGAGAAACAAACTCTTCAATGTTTGCCAAGGCATAAAGTTGATTCCAGTCAAGATCACTGCGAAGACCTCCCTTGGCTTGTAGCCTTCTTGCTTTTGTGCGCGAGGCGTCGGCGGTGCTTCCACCAGCAATACCGCCAACTCCACCGTATTGTTCGGAAACGCCAAGCTGATCTAGTGTTGAAATATAAAGACTAAAAAGTCTGGAAATAGGTTGCGGGGTGTTGCTGTCAGAAACAACATTGCGAATTCTATCTAAATACGCTTTTCCGCTGACTCCTTTTCTTGGTGCATATTTTTTAATTTGGTCTGCGGTCAACGTGTGGCCAGCTTCGTGAACCAAGGTACTAATGGAAGATTTTGTTGCCGAAGGAAGACCAATATCCCCTCCCCAAAACCTTCTGGCACGACCTCGCAGTCCTTTGGACGAAAGGGTTACAATTTTTTCATTATCGAGTGCTGGGATTTTTAGCTCGGCAAGAATTGCCGCCGCATCCTGCAACAAGGCTTCATTTGGGAATTTCTCTGCCACACTTGAAATGTTTATGCGAGAGGCAAAGCGCAGCGCATCACGAACGCTCTTTCCGATTGTATCTTTGGGCCTTAACGAAAGAACTGGGGGTGGTGAATATTTTCGATTAACTGTTACATCCGCCTGTGACGCCTTGGCTCTGGCACTTTGCGCCGACTGAACAATCTTGTTGGCTTGTTCTGTTGTAAGCTCTGGCTCCGCCGTTGGAGTTTCGGGGATAACTTCGGGGGAAACTTCGGGGGTTGGGGTTACTTCTGGAGCTTGGGTGACTTGCTGTGGGGCTGGCGGAACATAAATATCACCTTCTAACGTCCAACCTTCGGGCATCCTAACATTCGGTGGAACCTGATCAACGCCGATTCGTAGATTTTTTGAAATAGCTTCAGCAACAACGTCACTTGTACCAGTGTCAATTTGTATCTTTCTTGCTTCGGTGGTTAGGCGCGGACGCTCGGCTTCTGGAAAAGCTTCTATTCCAGACTGAGTGAAAATCGGCTGATCTTTATAAATTTCAACAAGGCCAGCATCAACCAAAGCAGTTACATCTTCTGGTGTTTGTTCTGATTTAATAACGCGGCGTAGTCCATCCAGTTCTGGCCGCTCCTCGGTCGCCGCCTCTTCAGTGAAAATTTGCTCGGCACGAGCAGCCTCTTCGCGCTCCTCTTTCAAAAGTTGTGCAACCCTTTCGTCAATCTTTTCAGCATCAGGGGAAACTGGAAGCGAGTTTACTTGATTCTTCAGTGCTTCCGCGCTTGTTGGGCCATAGCGTTTGGCTTCTTCTGATTCGGCTAGTTCCTTTGCCTCTTGCCTTGATGCTTCTTCACGGAGGGTTTCCGCAACCCTTGCAAGTTCTTCTCGTTTCGCCATCATTTGATCAGAAAGACCAATCATGCGGGTCAATGGAACAATGCCAGTCGCCTCGGCCACCCGTTTGCCAGTGTTGGTTATGTTCACATTGCCCTGCTCGTCAGTGGCAACCATCGGATTTTCCTTGCTTGGAAGATAACGATTTTCACCAACTTTTGTGATTCCAACAGCAACTCGCTCGCGACCAGTCAACGAATCAAGCCCAAGGTTGTTTGCTATTTTTGTTATAGCCGTAATTGCATCGCGTGAAGACGCTGAAATTGGACGAGAATCCAACTCATCAACAATTTGCTCTGTCAGCACATTTGCGCGACCATTGAGAAGTATGTCGTTGTAATAATTGTAATCAGCGACAGCAAGTTTTGACTCAAGCTCATTGCGAGCAACGCGGCTAATAGCTGGATCTTCAAGAAGTTCCTGCAATTGTTGCCTCTCTGATTGAAGTGATGTCATGCGGGTGCGGTTAATTGCCACACCACCAAGCTCTGACGCCTTTTCGCTGGGGGTTGTAATGTCGTATTCGCGCTGAAATTCCGAACCAACAGGAGAGCTTGTTCCAGCCATGGAAATTTCTTCCTCAATGCTTGAAATGCTGTCCCTAATTGACGCCATGGATTCCTTGCGTCGGGCCATTTCTTTCGGGGCCTTCATGAAGTCAAATCCGTATTTGATGCCCTCAACCCCGCCGCCAGTTATTCCGCCAATAAGAAGGGCCTTAAATGCGTTATTAACAATGTCGCTGGTTGACAAATCTGGATTAAAACTAAATTGCTCTATAACGCCCTGAGCCAACTGGTCAAAAAATTCCTCATACCCTTCATTTCGCATACCGCGAAAGATATTTGGGGCAAGTTTTGGAAGCTCTGCCCTAAATGCAGCAGTGTTTAGCTTGGCCTTTATATCGTCAATGCCGCCACGGAATGGGGCCTCAACACCTCGTTTTCCGCCAATAATAGTAACAATGGCGGTTGACAATCCAGAAAGCGCGGCTGGAAGCTGTGCCTCTTTAACGGCTTCTGCTCTGGCCTGTGTTGGATCCATTCCGTTGTCAATTTTTTCTTTTTCAAGTTGCTGGATAGCGGAAGACAAAACGCCCCCATAGGACTGACCCAATGCCGCGCCAATAGAAGATCCGAATCCAAGATTGCTGACGGTTTTGGGTTTTAATCCAAGCTTGGAGCCGCCATAGCCAACTGCGCCACCAACACCAATTTGAAATAAAATTTGCGGAGCAACTGCGGCAAGCTCATTAAGAATGGTTGGCCCACCGATTTCTTGGGAAATCCTGTTAAGCTCTTGAATTTTTTCACTTGTTTGAGATGCTGAATCAAGAAATGGATCGGCAAAATCTTGCGCCCCCATAATTGAAGCGGTTGCGCCAACAATAGTTTGCCCAGCTTCCAAAAGGCCCAGTGATCCAGACCTTAGCCCCAATCCTACTTGTGCTGGAGCTTTGGTAATATATTCAGTCCAATTGGTGTTGCGCGTTTTCCATTCAGCAATTTGATCTTTGGGGGATGCGCCCTGAAGATTGTTTTCTTTTACGAAATCATTAAACTCGCTGACCTTTTGAAGGAACGGAAGCTCAACCTTCGCCGCCTCTTCTTGCATTTTAGGAATACCCTGAATTGCCTTGGCCTTTTGTGCGTTGGTAACATCTAGGTTGTTTATTTCGTTCGTGATAGCATCTGCGTCCCATACGGCCAGCGGAGAAATTCTAACTTCCCCATTAACGACAGCAGCCTTCGTGCTGCCTTCGGCAAGGCGATACATGAGTGCCGCTTCACGAAAAAGTTTGCCTTTTTCTGGGTCTTCTTGATTTATCAACGATTCACGAAGCTCATTATATTCAGGAATTTCGGCCATGTCCTCCAAGAGCACTTGATCAACCCTTTTTCCAGAGCTAAGCGCGTTGCCAATAACTTCTGCCGCATTGTTAATTTTTGTTTCGCGCTCTTTAAACGCATCAATTTTGGACTGTAAAAGATTTCTTTCTTCTTCTTGATATTTTGACTGAATATCAGCAATGGCCTTTTTCCTCTGATCGCCATCTTCTATTTGGCGAGCCGCTGTTATTTCCTCTTCTGACCTTTTATCAATATCATAAAGGGAGTCCGCAACCTCATCGCCAAAAAGGCCGCTGCCCCTTTGGGATTCAATATAGTTTATGCGGTTTTGTTTTTGACGATTATAATAGTCTTCAACTTGTGGTTGAAGTTTTTGAGCCTTTTTAATCGAGGACTGTATTGAAAGACCAGTATCAACGATCTGATTCCATGTCTTTTTGTATTCTTCTTCTTGTTCGGGGGTTCTGCCCTCAATTTGATTCAATTCTTGAAACCTTGAGCCAAGTTGCCCGTAACGAGATTGAAGGCCATTAAACTCGTTGCTTGCATTCTCCCAACTCAATATAAGTTCTTTGTCTTCGTCCTCTCGCGATGGCTGAACCGCGCCCTTGGATTTATACTTATCCCACCAATTTCCTGCTTCAGCCTGTGGCAACGCTGAAGTCTCTTGAACTTCTGTGGAAACATCTTGGGTGGGTTTTGTTTTGTATTTATCCCACCAATTACCTTCGGTTGCTACAGCTTCAGTTTCTTGAGCTTCAGCAATCTTCGCTTCGGGTTCAACTTCTTCTGAAGGGGCAGAAGAGCCTACCGTTTTATATTTGTCCCACCAGTTGCCATTTGCCATGATTACTGAATAGTTATAACAGTTATTCCGTCTGGCGCAAGAACTCTATCGCCCTTTTTGTAATTTTTCAAATCCTCCTCTGCTTCTATTTGTGGAAGATCTAAAACCGCTGCCGTTGCTCTTGCGGCGGCTATGGCTTTTACGATCTCAGGATCTCTCATCCTGTTTCTTTTTTGTTGTTTGTTCATGCCAGCAGTCATTGAATCTACCAGTGAATCAAGGGCGGCAGACGTTTTTTGGTAGTCGCGAAGTCTGGCGGTAAAGTCCTGATCCTGTTTTTCTGTTTTGGTTTCAGCCTTGCTCGCCTGTTCTTTTTCCTGTTTTGCGGCTGCGATAACTGGTAGTGCGGCGTTTCTGTCAAAACGAACTGTGCCGACAGGTGCATTGGGATCTAGCAGATTGCGCTGATCTTCTTCACTTACCCCAAATTCAACGAATTCAGCCCTAAGCCTTGCTTGTTCTTCTTTTTCCTTGTCTTGAAGTTCGCTGGCCTTGGCCTGTCCCTCCATGGAAGTTTTATGAATATCAAAATAGTCTTCGCCAACCTTGTTTGCGGCTTCATTTCTTGCAGAAAGCGGATACTTGCTTCTTAGCTCTATGAATTTTTCGGGAAAATCCGCCGATTTTGGATTAAGCTCATTCAATCCTTCTATAAAGCCCCTGCCGTCTGCCGTAATTTCGGCTTTGATTTTTTGTTCCGCCTCTGACAACCCGCGCTTATAAAAGAAATCATCACGCCTTAATCCAGCCTCCCTTGCTTGGATTTCATATTGTTTCATGTTGATGTCCATTTGCTGTTGCAGTCGCTCTCGTTCTAGCATTTGTTTTTGCTGCTCATCCCATTGAGCTTGCATACGAAGTGCTCTGCGCGAACTTCCCGTTGGGCGATCTCCAATTCCTCCGTATTCAATGGGGGCCTGTTCGCGATCACCCGCCATGTATTCCGACATTTTCCAAGCCTCTTTTTCGGCTGTTCCTGCCATTGGGGAAATTCCTCCGCCAGACTCAAAACGTTCGCGGTCTTGTGTTGTCAAAGGTTGAAGCCCCGCAGCAGCATAGGCTCTACGGGTTTCAGGCGAGGCCATTGGGGATATTCCAAACCCCATGCGTTCACGCTGAATGTCTGAAGATGTAAGTGGTTCAGCCATATTAAAAAGTTAAATCTGTTGGGTTTAGACTTGAGTTACCAAAACTGGCAGTTGTTAGCGGGGCGTATCCCGATGCAGGAAGGCCAAACGTTGTATTACCAAAAGCACTAAATGGGTTAAACAAATTAAAATCACCCACTCCTCCATTATTTGCATTTGCTGAGGCCGTGCTTGCTGATGGGGCGCGACCTGAAGATCTTCCGCCCCTCATTTTTTCAGCAATATCCGCTAAAGTCTTTTCGTTGACGGCTGAACTCTTTTCGTAAGTATTAGCCCAAGACTGAATGGGTTCGCCAAACCTGTTTGTCGGAGCAACAATTTTAGAACCGCTTGGAGTGGTGTATTTAGGGGTGTTCTCTTTTCGGTCTTGGATTGATTGCACTACATTTCTGGTTCTTTCCGCGTTTAGTCCCATCGTATTTTGTCTTATCTGGGCAAGCAATGCCTGTTGCTCTTCTGGTGTGCGAGGTATCGTGCCAGTTTGTTCTGCCTGTTGGCGGGCTTGTGCCCTCATAACCTGTTGTTCAGGAGTAAGTGTTGTGGAAGCCGTTCCGTATTGGCTTTCAATTCTTTCGATTCGGGGTGCTAATGGACTTCCAAAAGAGGAAATAGCATTTGTAACTGGAGCCATCGGTGATGTTTGTCCCGATCCTAATTGTGCCGCACTACCATAAATCCCGAAATCAGAAGTTGTATCACGAATCCCAGAAACCATAGCAGACGGGGCTCTATATCTATCGGTCATTGCCTGATTGTAATTATCTGGAAAAACTGGAACAGTGTTTCCAAGAGGAATATTCTGGATAGGAGGCATTTGCAGTCTAGAAAAATCTTGAAAAGACTGCTGGGCGGATTCTCCAAAAATTGAGCGAGGCGGCGGGGGTGTATATCCCGTGGGATTCCCAAATCCACTAACAGCCAAATTCCTACCAAGAGTAGAAGTTGCCCGTGATGCCGTTTGTCTGCGCTCTTCTTCAGTCATATCAAGTAATGTTTATAATTCGTCGGGTTAGCCAAGGCGCAATCTGCATTGTCCCCTCTTGCCCTGCGTTATATTCTTTAAGGTCTGCATTGAGAAGTAAAATGGCGCGATCCATATAGTATTGACTGCGTTCAATATCAGATTTGTCTTCGGCGTTCAAGGCCATTAATCCAAGCTTGATTGCTTCAAGGTTGTCTGGATAAAGAGGATCGTTTTCGCTGATGGCCCAACAATGACGGCGTTTGAAAACACCCTGAACGCTATCCCAGTTTTTATCCACCATGTAACGACGATAGCTGACAACCCGCTCTCCTTGTTCATAAACAGCAATCGTTGTCGCTCCCGCACTAACAGAGATAAGCCCCTTGGTTACTTCTTTCTCGACAGCGTAAATTTCAGAAAAGGTTTGGCTGGTTGTCTGTGTCCCAGAAGCCATGTCCAATCGGATTCCTTCAATAACCGCGCCTTCAACAGTGGAATAAATCTTGTCTCCGTTGGCGTCCTTGCCGCGAATAACGATAAACGCACCAGACGCTTCGGTCTGAGAAGAAGAAAGTGTCAATTGGGATGGTGTTAAAATGTCCCGAAACGTTACAAACCCGCCGCCCATGTCTTGAATTGGGCCAAAGTAGGCTTGATCGGCCCGTCTAATCCCGCGCCCCTGCGGAAGATATTGATACCACTCACTCTGTGTCGCAATGGTTTTGTATCCCAGCCTACCGCCACGCAAACAGGTTTCAAGATGGCGCGGCAATGTAATAAATTTATTTCCAATCGAATCTTCGTAAGCGGTAATGAGGGCTTGGACAACCGTTCCTTCCCATTTGCCTTCGCTCAGGACACGTTCCAAAAAACGGTTAATGTTATTACGGAGTTCACCCTGCGCGTCAAACCCTTCCAAATCGGGAGGATCTGGCTGGGGAATTACAGAGGACGGAAGCCTCTCTACGCAAAGACCAAGGGTAAGGGCTGACATTTTCCCTAGAATATTAGCTCACTTCTACCTATGAGTCAAACAACAAATCTGCGCTGGCATTATTGCCAACCCAAGGCAGAAGGATTTTAAGGTTTTTTACTGGCCATTTTTCGTTGTTCTGTAACTTATCCCAACAATCTATGGCGTTTTCGTATCCACCTTTGTATATACGTTGCTTCTGGGAAACTTGCTGTGGAGCCACCCATGCCATGTGGAGGATGCGTCCAAGGAGTTGTTCTGATTCGTCTCGTGCAAGTATTCGCTCTCTGTTGCCATTGAATACTGGGGGTTCGTGGCATTCCATCCACTCTCCAACGTTATAACGCCAAGCCCTGACCCACTCATTTGCTCTGTTTCCATAACCGTCTTTCGATGTTGATATTACATTTGGCCCAAGCATGTAGTCCATTTTTACTTTAACAGTATTGCATTCTGGATTGTGCATAAATATTCGGCGTAAATGGGCCATCTGATAGGCTGTCCAAATCTCATCGCTATCCATCTGGAGCAATATCCCATCCTCTTTGAAAACTGTTAGTGCGGCGTTAATCATCTCTGTCTTTCCGCCCCACTCTGACTTGCTGTTTACCGTGATTCTTGGATGGTGTTTTAATGATTGTATGAACTGATGCGTTCCATCGTGACTCACTCTTCCCATCTGGTTTCCCATCCAAGCCGTATCGTTTACTGGCTTTGTTGCACCCTCAACTATTGACCAGTGCCAATCAAATTCACGCAGTCTTGATAGCTCCGCAAATTGTGCTCCAATCCAAGGAGAACCATCAAGGACTATAGTGAAAATGTTAAGCTTCATTTGTCGGCGTTCGACAACATTTATGAATGTCGCCGTTAGTCAACATCGTTCAATTGATACGATGCATCAAGATACTCACCAAAGCTGATGTCTCTCGTTTCGTTATAGATGTAATCAAAAAGAAAATCAGCGTTTCTCTCTGTAAGCCCAAGCTTTTTAACAAGCTTATTAAACTTGCGGTCTTGAACTTTTGAAAGTTCATTGATGAATTTTTTTGTTTCATAGATTCTATCTTCTGGGTGTCTTTTCATTTTTGTTTAAATCCTCCTTTTTTTGCTTTCATTTTGGCGTAGGTTTTAGGGTCGATTGTTGACTTGCTTTTCGGTCGGCTAGTGCCAGTCTTTTTGCGTTTGTTGATATTGTCGTATAGTCCTTTTTTCTTCATAGTATTATTTTCCTTTCTTAATTGATTTACTTCCACTGCAACCCCATTTTTTGCGGGAAAGTTTATTCGGTGAATTAGGGTCAGACCGCCAATCACCTTTGATTTTGTTACTACGGGCGCAGTAGGCATCGGCGCGGGGGCTACCGATAGGGCCGATCTTACTCCCCTTCTCTCCGTATTTCACGGTTTTCTTCCTCCCCGTATCGGGGTTGGTTACTGTTTTGCTGAATTTCTTTTTCATAGGTTTTGTATAGGGTTAAATGTGTCTCTTAGATCTTGCCTAATATCTGCTTCTTCGTCCGTATATGCAAATCCTATTCCTTCGGGAAGATCCGCTGCTCGACTCGTCCGAAGATCAATGTATTTGAGCAATAGCTCTAATTGTTCTGGCGTCACTTTAAACTTCTTCCGAACTGACAGTATTGTTTAACGCGACAAAAGTCCTCACAGCGCGGATGCGATCCCGCCCGTTCTTCAACAACACCGTTGATTCTTCTTGAAAGCTCTTCAGCCTCAGACCGAGATTCAAAGATCCCTCCATTAACGGCACGTTTCGCTCCCTTTTTCGGGAGGACGGCGTAGGTGGTTGGCTTGCTCCAGCGTTCGGCTTCGGTGCAGATCGGGATCTTGTCATCGGGAAGGTCTTTGGCTTGCTGATGGAGTGTAATCCGACTTTTGATATATGCAAATGTTTCTTCGGGCTTCCATGCATCCAGCTTGATTTCCACCACAGGACACTTCGGGTAGTCGGCCTTAATCTTGGAATCCCGCAACCGCCAATCTTTCATTACCAAGATGATAGCTGCGCGTTTAACTGGGTAACCATTGTGTTCCAGCAGCAGACGATTCACCGCCGCCTGTGCCGTCCACTCAAATCGGTCATCACTCATGGCCTTGTAGACGCTACTCACCTTGTAGTCATAGAGGATTTGTTCCTGCTTGTCATAGAGGTCGATCTGGCCTCCGAGTTTCACGCCATCCACTGTTAAATAGAATCGTTCCTCGCAGACATATCTTTCGGGATTTCTCTTGGCAATCTGCTCTAGAACATAGTGGTTTGCAGTCCCCATCATCGTCCACACCCGATCCGAAGCGTCTTCAGTGATTGTATCCCCATGACGCCGCATCAACTCCCGAATTTTCGGGGGTTGAAATAGACTAGTAGTAGTGATATCAGCCTCCCCCGCCGAATACGGAGACTCGCTAACCAAGTCAACGAACGGCTGGGGGAGATTGAATGTATTGGTGATCAACATGATTTTGTTGGTTTTCTGGAGTCGGAAGCTGCTTCAACAAGAGAAGCACAATGAGCCAAAACAGCATAGTGAATACTATCTCTAGTTCAAAATATTCTGATTTATTGCCCATAGACTTTATTCAGCTTGTTAATATTTTCCCATGTCTCGCGGAGGTATTCTTGCGGGGTTTTACCGTAGACCCTTCCGCGATCTTCGGTGTGGCCACATCCGCACCACATGATGGAGTCCCACTGCGGAGGATAGCTGCAATAGATTTGCTCTGGCGGCTTTTCGACCATTACTGATCCGCATTTTGGACAGGTGTCGCTCATTTCGTTTCTCCTTTTAGCCGCTCAAACTCGGCAAACGCTTTCGCTGTTGGGCTATCGCCCTTGGGGCGACATAAGCTGTTCACAAATAGCTCCGCGCATTCACGCCATTTATCTCGCTCGCGCTCCAAGCCCTCCACGCACCCGACAACCTCCGCGCACACGGCAATCATTAAACGCCCATTTGCAGAATGCGGATCGAACGTGCGCGTCTCATTTCTTGTGTCGTAACCAAACGCAGGAGCAAGACGCTCGTAGGACTCATGGAATTTGCGTGCTAGTATCTCGCTCATTTTGTTTCTCCTTTCAGCCGATTAAATTCTTCTTTAAGTTCCTCGCACCGATCACAAGTGCGCTCATCAAAGTTGCACGGACACCTTAAGGCCTTGCTTATACGCTCCGCACACTCGCGCCATTGGTCGCGCTCTGCTTCTGCCAACCTCATGCGCCTTATTGCTCCAGAAAAATCAGCAGGTTCGCCGTCCCTTTCTGGAAGTGGCTCGGAGCATGTTTCGACTTTCGTGCTTTCAAGCAGCAGTTGAAGCTCGCGCCGCGCATCGCCGCAATCGTGCAGCATGGCGTCTGTTTCTGGTGTGCTATTCATATATGTTTTGACCACGATGTGGGCGCGGCGTTCAAAAAAAGTTATGGACAAACCCCGAAAAAGAAAAAGCCCCTATGCTGCTATTGGTTGGTTGTTCGGTTTCGGCGTTTCGACGCCCAAGAGTTTACAGAGGTAGCGGATGTGGAAGCACTCTTTGCGGAATTGAAAGCCAGAACAAGTGCAGGAGTTTTCGGTGAGATCGACCAAGTGGTAGT